AGTTGATGGGGTCGGCGCTGGAGATCGCGCCTCCTCCATTCAGGCAAGCCCAAAGTGAAATTTTTTTCCTCCCAAATGACCCCCGTATCAGGTCCAGGCCCAGATACCCTCGTTGGCATTGACTTTGCATATTGATACGGTGTATAATGCCCTCACAAGGGAGCCTTAATGCTTGACAACACCTCTCCATTGGCCGACCTCACGGTCGTGCCGTCAAATCAGTCCTTACCGCTGTTTAAGTCCTCGCAATCCCTCACCCCGGTGGTGTGTGACGAACGCGCCATCGCTAAGCTCCTGGAACAGGTGATCTCAAAAGGGGGGCTCTCCATCGGGGAGACCTCCCGTCGCCTGGGTGTGACCTCAAACACAATCCGCCAATATCTCCACGGGCGCAGGTCCAAACCAAGTCTGATATGGTTCGTGAGGCTCTGTGAAATCTGTGGTGCCAAAGTAACGGTCGAATTTCCTCCCACCAAATAGGGGGTCCTCATGCTTGGTCTTTGTTTGGGTTTTCTTCTCCTCATATCCCCTATTCAGGCCGATTGGGTGCCGCTGGTCAAGGCCGGGATGAAAAGTGTGCCGCGCCTCGAAATGATCGACGAGGATGGCAAAGAGGGCGTGTGTTCAGGGGTTATTATCAATAAGAAGTCCGGGTTTGTCCTCACCGCTGGGCATTGTGTCGATGGCAAAGGGGTCCAGTTGACAGTCAACGACCGCCATGCTGAGGTGGCGAGGGTGAACAAGATTCTGGACCTCGCGGTGGTTCGGACGACGTTGAGGGACTCCGATGAGGAAATGGTGATTGCCTCCGAGAGCCCGATGGCAGGGGCAGAAATCAGCGTCATCGGCTATCCCTTTGGTGTCAGCGAGCTGGCGGTTCAGTTTGGCAGGGTGAGTCAGGCGTATAACAAGGAAACCAAGACCATTTGGATCAATGTGGCGATTATCCCAGGCAACTCTGGAGGAGCCATTATGGACTCCACCGGGAAGCTGGTGGGGATTACCTCGCGGGTTTACTATTCAGGTCCATCTGTCATGGGTGCAGCGATGCCAGTGGACTCGATCAAGGACTTCGTGCAACCTTACGAGCCTGTCAGGGGGGTTAAATGAATCCATTCAAACCCATCGGTCGGTATGTTAAGAGGGTCCTCCTGGGCATCGACCAACTCGGCAACACCCTCATCGGTGGAGCCCCTGACGAAACCATTTCGGCCCGCACAGGCCGCAACAAGGACAAAAAGGGCTGGCGGGTCCTGGCAAAGGTCCTGAACACCATCGACGACCATCATGTCGAGAACGCGATCTGTTCAGAGGCCAAGGGGACTCAGCAGGACCCTGCGTATGCTGAGGTATATGACCCCGAGGATGTTGTGGAGGTCTGTGTGGTAGTTCCAGAGGATCACGGGAAGGATACCCCCTAAAAATGCCTCATTACGAATATATCTGTGAGTGTGGGTTGGTGATCGAACTAGAACGTCCTGTCAAGGAACGGGACCTGGAAACCGCTTGTCCCAAGTGCAACGATCTGACCCGCAGGTTGCCATCCAGGACCTCCTTCATGCTTAAGGGAAATGGATGGGCCAAGGATGGGTATAATGCCAACTAAGGATCAGGCTTTCCAATTTGCGATCATGCTTCAGGCAGGGCTCCCGGCGAGCGAGGCCATTCTCTACTTCGTCCAACCGGAGGACCCTCAGGAGCTTGCTATTATCCTCCGCAAATGGATCCACTCCGCAGCCGTTAAGGAAGCTACCTCACAGCTCCTGGGCAAGTCATGGGTGAATATGACGCTGGAGGAGAAAATCAAAACTGCCACGGACAACCATTATGCCCAATTGGCTTATTTCCTGTTTAGCCATAATTATTCTGACCTCGGCACTGTGGATAAGGCGAAAGCTGATACCGCGCGGACGGCGTTGGAGGCAAAGATGGCAGGCGTAGCGGGCAAGACGGATGCCCTGAGTCAGTTCTTCGATGATATTAACAGCGGCAAAATCAAGCTCGGTAAGCCTGTCCCATTGGTGAGTCACTAATGGCAGGTAAGGTTCACAACGATCTCAGGGACCAATTGGTGTCCCTGTTCAGGGCCAAAGTGTGTGAGAAAATGGGGATCACCCCGTTCCTCCACCAGCGCATTGTGTGGCTGGCGAGTGAGGGACTCGAATTGACCGGAATCGAGGACCCCGATGGTGTCACTGTCCAGGATCACACCGGGGGGATTGCTCTTATTGGCACTCGTCCTCGTCCAAGTGGGAGGGCCCGATTTCTGGCTGACCTTGGAGCTTTCAAGATCGGAAAGTCTTTCGGGGCTGCATTATGGGCTTCAGGCTTTGCATCTGTGCCTGATTCCAGGGTTTCCCTTGTGGGGCTCGAATACTCGATTTGTGAGCCGGAATTCAACTACATCTGCGATTTCCTCCTCTCGCAGCAAGGAATGAATCTGAAGCCGAAAACCCTCACCAATCGCCCTCGCCAAGGTGATATGTTCCTGGAACTGGCCAATGGAGCCAGGTTCGAGGCCAAATCATGGGAACGCAAGGACTCGCTGAAGGGAAAAGAAATTGACGCATACCTTTACTGTGAGGCTTACCAGCTTCCAGGGATTGAGTGCTTTACCTCATTCTCGCAGAATCTTAGGGCTCGTCGGGGTTTCGCTTATTTCGCTACTACTCCTGATCGTCCTTGGATTAAGCAGTTGCATGAATTGGGTCACGGGTCAGACAGTGAATGGCATTGCACCTGCTCCGTCGGGGCCGAGGTAAACCCTTACACCTTCGACCAAAAAGCCAAAGACCGCGATAAGAGCCTCATGACGAGGGAAAAATATGAGATCCACTACAACGGACAACTTGGGGATTTCGTTGGCCGAGTTTACCCCTACGCCCGAGGCGAGCGACTGTTTGGTCCTCAAAGCCATCCTGAACTATTCCGCGATGGTTCAGGAAGCCGAGATGATCTTAAGATCCCAAGTGGATGGGAAATTGTCAGCGGAGCGGATACAGGAACTTATTACTCAGCTATCACAGTTGCGTTTAGCCCAAGCGGAGACGCTTTTGTCCTGGACGAGTTCCCCAATTACCGCTATGTCGCAGGAGAGGCCGAACGAGATGAGTCAATAACGATCCCTCAATGGGCAAAAGGGGTTGCGAGGAGGATTACCCAACTCGGCGGCAGAGGGACCCTATGGGCCGACCCGAATAGTCAGTTTAAGGCTGAGTTAAAGAACTATGGGATCATGCTCCTCCCTGCCAAGCATGGCGTAGAGGCGCGGACCGAGATTGCCCGTGAATACTTCCAACACGGGCGCATCTATTTCGCTCCGTGGGTGACGACCCTGCCGTTTGAGATCGAGAACGCTCAATGGCCCGAGGAAGTGAGCATGTCAGGGAAGTTTGCCCGGATCAAACAAAACGACCATACGTTGGATCCTCTTGAGCACATCCTGGCCCTGCGTCCACTTGGGAGGCACCATTTGGCTCCTAAGAAGGGCCGAGGGTTTTTGGGCGACCTGAGATCCAGGTTAACCCAACCCAACAATCCCCAGAGGGGAGGACTCGTATAATGAAAGCTCGCGGCATCTATCTTGACATGCTCCCTGACGGCTCCTGGGCGTATTCCAGCGGGGACTCGGTGGTTACCTCCAGTGGAACCTTCCCGTGCCCGTTCAAGGCCCCGATGTTCAACCGGGTTAAGACTGGCAGCGTGGCGTCGAAGGATAACCTGACAGGGGACACCTGGATCCTCGAACATGGTCAATGGGTCAACACCCACCGGGACTCCTACGGGGTCCAAGGTCACGCCTGGGGCCCTGATGGAGGGTTGGTTACATTAACCAACGGCCCTGACCAGGAATCCCAAGGTCTCCGGTTCTATGACCCCTCATTGGGCGGCCAAACCAACCTCGATGTCCACCACTCAACCCCTGGGTGGATCACCGGGTCGCCATCTTATCACCCCCACACACCCCTCAGCGAGTCCCTGGGAGTGAACCTGTATGCCTGGACTCGATTTGTGGTCGATGGGTTGACCTTTTATGTCGGTCAGGGTCACGATGGCATGATTCTTGTCCAGATTGGGTCAAACCTCCATGTGCTGTCTCAGGAAAATGGGGAATTTGTCCAGGCCCACTCAGATGGGTCCAAGGTAGCCATTGCGTGGTCAGTCCTTCCTGCCGGAACCGTGGAAGGAACTGTGTTGGTCCTCGGGGACCTCTTGGCATTGCCTTTGCTTGCTGAAACGCCCATTCCTGTTCCAATTCCCGACCCTCCAAAGGAGACTCCCGTGCCAGATGCAATTCCCGTGCCAAACCTCCTCGATGCCGTAGTTGCCTCGTGGAATGCCCATGAAATGGACCGGAGGCAGGTCGAGGCATGGAGATCAGGTGGCAAACCCGCCATCCAGCGCCTCCAGCTCCAATGGTTCGCCCGGTTGACCCCACTCATTGGGGGCCTTTTGCCCTCCAACTGGCAGGTCAAATGGGAACATTACCGCAATCCGGTTCCAGGAACTGATTTCTATTATCTCCCCGACCAATTCCTGCTCATTGACCCCAACAAGGTCATTCATTCGGTCAAAGTCATCGCCGGGGCTCCCGAGGACATCCACAAGGCCAACGATGCGTATGAGATTGATGACCAGGGCAATAAACGCTACAAGTGGGTTTTCGGGGTCCCAACCTGGAACGACCTTGGGGTGCCGGGGCCTGAAAACTTCACTACCCCTGACCCTGTGGCCGATCCGGTGGATGTCGGGCCGGGGCCGTTTGATGCCCCTACAAAGCCCCAGGATGGCTCAGGATCAACTCCAGAGCCCAAGCCGGTCCCAGGGGGTTGCTCAAAGTATAAAGCCGTCCTGGAGGCCCTGGAAGCCCTAGAAAAGCGGGTCCTGGAACTAGAGTCCAAACCGGCCCCTCCAACAGTCGAATACGTCGCAGTGGTCAAGGAGGACCCCCGAAAGGGCCTCCCGTGGGCAACCCACACCCACGGGGTCACGGTTGAAATCAAACCCCGTGATGGGAAGTGATTTGGAGGGTGATTCTAAACCCTTCTTATATAAGGGTTGAATCAGGGAAAATAAATCGGCGCTAAGTTGTTGTAAACAAACGACTTAGCCCTGATTCATTTGGGTCAGTGATTCATGCGTGAATCAGGCCCTTTTAGGAGATCAAAATGGCATCGTATCAGGACCTCGACATCCGTGTTAAAATCATAGAGGACAAGTTGGCATTGATTATGCAGGTAGCCCAGGTGACCGTTGGGACGCCCTCGACCATTATGCCGGGTGAGGTGGTCAAAAAGCAGATTTCGATGGGCGAGCTGTATCAAACCATCAAGCAGACCGGGGCGGACTTGGTTGCGGCCTCTGAGGACAACTAATGACAGACGAGATTATGGACGATGTGGCAGGCCCGCATGTGCCCGACGATGATGGGGATAAGACGCTGGACATTCTCCAGAGGGATTTTGACCGCCTAAAGGCTCAAAAAGCACGGCCTACCGGGGGTGTCGAAGGGACGACCTTGCAGGCCCTCTGTTATCTCAACGACGAGCAGTGGGTCAATTATAACCAGAAATCGCTGTCCCTCGAACCACGGGACGCGAATAAGCTGTATTTGACCTTCAACCTGATCGCGCCGAGGTTTAACAAGCTGCTGGGGCGGCTGGCAGCCTTCAATGCGCCGTTCAAGGCCCGACCGAACAGGAAAGACCCACAGGCCCTCGAGGAAGCTGAGATCGTCGATAGAATGATTATCGCTACCGACGAGAAGCTGGACGAGCCGAGCAGGCTCCGGGAGAGGCTCTGGTGGATGGGGGTTGGAGGCGTTGCCTACGAGTATGTCCCCTGGGTGCCGAATGCAACAATCGAGCCAAATCCTGTGTTCGAGGCTGGCGAGTTGCAGTTTTGCGACCTCATTGCCGAGCAGCAGACGGGTGAGAAGGTCATTGTGGGCGAGGCCGAAATGCAGGCCCAGGTGGACGCTGGCAGGCCGCCGGAGAGTTTTGAGGTCTACGAAACGGTCGAGTTGGTAGGGGAAGTTGGGTCGGAGATCCTTGGACCCCTGAATGTGTTCATTGACCAGTCGGTGAGGTCAGTTCAGGACCTCGCGCCGGACCAGTGGGTGCATATTGCCAAGATGCGGACGGTTGGATGGGTCAAGGAGAACTTTGACGAGGACGTGGAGGCTCAGAAGGACATCTCGCTGATTGTGTCCCGGATCAAGGCCGAAGGGGAGACGTCAGGTGGGACTTATCTCAAGGACCTCATCCCGATGGTTCAGGGCTCATGTGACGAGAACGATCCGCCGATGGTGCTGGTGGTGGAGTCCTATCAACCTGCTTCAAAGGCCAGCCCGAAGGGTCGGTATGTGTGCTGGATTCCTCAGCAAAAGGTGCTGCACGACGCGGAGAATCCTTATGAGGAAATCCCGCTGGTGGACTTCCACTGGAGCCCGGTCACTACGTCTCATTGGACAAAGGGTTATGTGACTCCCCTGATCGCTCCTCAGCGTTTCATTAACAAGCGTATGAGTCAGTTGGGCGAGCAGGCGAATGCCTCGATCTATTCCAATATCCTTTTGGGCGCTGGTCTGAAGCCCGAGGATATCCCCGCAGATTTTCCCGGCGCAATCATCAATGGCCTCAATGACAGCGGCGGTCCCAACGTCGCCCGGATGAGCCCGCCTGAGATCCCAACGTGGTTCCTCGAGTCGATCAACATGGTCGTCAAGATGTTCAACGACGCGGCGGGATCGACGGACCTTATGGAGGATTCTAAGTTTCCTGGACAATTGCGGGGTCCACTTGCGGTCCCGATGTTGCAGGAAATCCTCGACACCCAATGGGGTCCATTGTTCAGTCACATCGGCGAACGGTTGGCAAGGGTCAAGCAGATGCGCCTCAATCGCATCAAGCAGTTTTACCCGCCAATCAGGACGATGCACTACACAGACAGGACGCAAAAGGATGAGGTTCTCGAATTCCACACCGACAAGATTCTCAGGGGCGGGACCAACTTCACCGTCACGGTCGAGAGAGGCTCGTTGCTCCCGGAGTTGCGTGCATTGCGCGAGAGTCGCGTTACGGAGAGACTCCGAGGCCCGTTGGCGGTCCTCTACATGGACGAGCGGACGGGTAGACTCGATAAGGGCAAAATCGCCGCTGACCTCCAGTTCGGAGACACAGGTCGAGAAGCCCGAGAGTCCAAATACCGCAAGCTGGCACAGGAACTGATAAAGATGATCTGGGAAGGCCAAGTGGTTCCCCCTGTGCAGCCCTTCTACGACCACGCCTCAATGCTCGATGAGCTTGAGGATGCGATGGCGACGACGGAGTTTCTCAAGGCATCGCCCGCGATTCAGCAGGCCTTCGGCATGAGATGGCAGCAGCATTCGGCCTATCTACAGCAGGAAGCTATGGCTCAGCAGCAGGCTATGCAGGGTCAGATGGTTCACAGTGCAGTGGCACAGGCCACTCAACAGGCCGCAGCGATGGCGGCGGCTGATGCGGTGAATGAGGCCCTCCAGCAGGTCAAGGCCCAGCAACAGGGGCCATTTGGGGCCATGATTGGTGGGGCTGGATCACAAGCTCAGGCCGCCAAACCACCCCAGCCTGCTCAGAAGCGTAAGATTACCA